AGACGCCATGCAGTGCCTGTTGCAAAACTTCCGGCGATTGAAGTGAATTAAGTATTCCAAGTCCCCATTTGGCAAAAACTTCCTCTCCAGCTTCTTTTCGCAGTATTCGCAGTGCTTCAGTGGGGTCGGTTTTTTGTGCGCTGGCATGGTTTGCCTCGTCTTTATGTGTGATACCTTTAGTATAACAGGTATCAAACATAATGTAAGGCTTATCCCCGCCGCCCGACGAAGCCCGCAGCGTTCCCGCTATCGGCCCGCCCAGCTCGGCAGTTGCGCCACCCTCACGACCTCGTAGACGTTCATAAACCGCATTCTCTGCGCCGTTGTTGCGGCCAAGAGCAAACGCCTGGCTACCGGTGCAGGGGTCCTGTGTGCCGTGAACCACAAAAGATTCGGTTTCATGATCAATGCGCCCCATACCCCCGGCATTCAGGCAATGGCTGACATTTTGATAAGTGTTTCCTGGCTGCATATACCCGGCAGCGGCGTGATCTACGCTGTTGCTCCAGCCCCCGCTGCTAGCGCAAGCCTTAAACGTTCCGGCAGCGTCTTTTTCCGCTTCTCGGCTCGGCGGAGTATCCCGGCGCAGGCTGTCGCGCTCAAAAAGTATTTCGGCGGGATCAATGTCTGTTCGAGCACTTGCGACAACGAACACACGGCGGCGTCGTTGGGCCACTCCGAAATATTGGGCATCAAGAACCCGCCATGCGACTGCTCTCTGGGGTCCATACACACAACCAGCGTTCGTCCATTTTTTCCCTGAAGGCTGCAATTCGCGGTCTTCCCCAGCGAGCGCGCCAAGAAAGCATCCGAAGGCGTTTTGCTTGTCACTGAGGACGCCGGGGACGTTTTCCCAGACGATGACGGTTTCGGGGTTTCCGGCTCGAACTCGAACAGCGTCGATTGCATTGGCTAGCTCCACATATTTCATTGTTAGCTGGCCACGAACGTCGGCCATCCCTTCCCGCATACCTGCGACGCTGAACGCCTGGCATGGCATGCCACCCACCAGCACATCAGGCGCTTCAATCTCGCCTAGCAGCACTCGTCGGCTAATCTTGGTCATATCGCCCAGGTTGGCGACGCTCGGCCAGTGGTGGGCTAGTACGGCGCTTGGGAATGCCTCTATCTCAGAAAACCATGATGGCGTCATCCCTAGCGGCTCCCAGGCAACCGACGCGGCTTCGATCCCGCTGCAAACGCTGCCGTATCTCATGACGCCACCCCCATGAAAGCGGTGAATCTGCCAAAGAACCCAGGCTTGGCTAGCTGCACTAAATCCTTGGACGTGTAGATGCGCTCGCCCTGCGGTGTGCTGCACTTGACGCTGCCGTTGCCGTACTCGATGCGTACCCAGATGCCTTTGTCGCGTAGCTGGGCGCGTTGTTTGATAGAGAGAGTCATGATCAAAACTCCGCCATGGCTGAACGGTTTGTTTTAGGCTGCGGGCGCGTCGATTCGACCAGCCGCTCAACCGTGCTGTGATCCAGATCTCCAAAGCGGGCGTGTGCTAAGTTGGCGTGGGTGTACACCGTGCCTACCTCGCCTTCGCGCTGCTTGCCGATGATGATTTCCGCGACGCCCTTGCTCATCTCGTTGTCAGGGTTGTAAACCTCGTCGCGGTAGAGAAACAGGATCAAGTCAGCGTCTTGCTCCAGCGCGCCGGATTCCCGCAAATCACTCATCATGGGGCGCTTGTCGGGGCGCTGCTCTAGGCCACGGTTGAGCTGTGAAAGGGCGACCACCGGGCATTGCAGCTCTTTTGCCATCAGCTTCATGGTGCGGCTCATCTCGGCTACGTCTTGCTCACGGCTGCTGTTCCTGCCTTCCGCTTTCATCAGCTGCATGTAATCGACCATTACCACCCCAAGATCGCCGTAATGATCCCGCCAGCGCTTGGCAGCACCGCGAATCTGGCTAGCGGTCATGGCGGCGCGGTCGTCAACGATCAGCGGGGCATCTTTGAGGCTCTGCACGGCAATCGCCATGCGTGGCCAATGTTCGTCGGTCATGTAGTTCTTGGGGTCGCGGATAGCCTGAAGGGGTAGATCACCCACCGCAGCGGTCATGCGGTTACGCAGGGCGCGGCGATCCATTTCCATCGAAAAGATCAGCGCTGGACGCCGGTCGCGGACGCAGCAGGCGCGCAGAATATTCAGGGCGAAGGCGGTCTTACCGGCAGCGGGCCGACCACCTACCAGAATCAGTTGGCCGGGGTGCATGCCCATGGTGCGCCGGTCGAGATCGGTCAGCCCGAATGACAGCCCCATCGCCTCTTGCTCGCCGTTCCACTTGCGGTCTATCTCATCGAGCATGTCGGCAAGGTCGGCGCTCATCGGCCCGGCTTGGTCAGCATCAGCACGGATCAATCGAGCGATACGCCCTTGCGCGGCGTCAGCGACCGTGAGAAGCGACTGGCTCTTATCCTGCGCCATGGCACTGATATGGGTGAGTTCGTCCAGCAGGCGGCGGCGTTGGGCTAAATCGGCCACTATCTCGGCGTAGGTAATGCCGTTTGATGCGCTTGGCGTGCTGCGGGAAATTTCAGCGAGGTAAACCAAGCCGCCCACTTGGTCGTAGGTTTGGTCAGTTTCCAGGCGCTCGGATACCGTCACCACGTCGCAGTTCTTGCCCGCGTTGCGCAGCAGCACCAGGGCCGACCAGATCACTTGATGCTCTAGCGCGGAAAAGTCGCGGGAGGTCAGCAGGTCAGCTGCTTTGTCGATCAGGCGGTTTTCCAGTAGACAAGCGCCAATCACGGATTGCTCAGCTTCCAGGGAGTAGAGGCTCATGACTCACCCCCGTCGTGGTATGCCATTTCCATGATCTTGACGAAGTTCTCTTTCTTGGCGACCCAATCAAGTTTGAACCAGCGGTTATCACCCATCAGGAAGTCGCTTTTGCGCAGGAAGCCAAAGAAGCGACGCCACCAGTCGAGGCCCGTTTCCCGGTCGGTGTATAACAGCTCACCGGTTTTCTCGTGCTTGATCGTGAAGCCTGCCTTCCAGCGGGCAGCGAGGTGGCGTGCGCGCTGAGAGCTGGCCCACATGTTTTTGGTTGGCTGGGTTTTGTCAGGCATGATCTCAGCCCACAAGTCGATGATCGCCATGTGTGGGCAGGCGGGCAGTTTGGCGGGTGATTCATCGCTCGCAGAATCGGCGCTTTCCGGCTTGCCGGAACGCTCTACTTCGTAAGAAGTAGTAGTTATGTCTTTTGTCTTTGGTGTGCACCCCCGTGGGGTACATTCTTTGTCACCCCCGTGGGGTACAGTGTCACCCTTTTTGTCACCCCTTTGTTTTGGGGTGTGGTGAGCGGTAAATTGCCATTCTTCGTAGTGCTTATTGATCGACAGCAAACCGTGTCCAGCGCCCTCAATCTTAAGAACCTTTTTAGCTACAAGCTGCTGCTTAGTCTTGTTGACCTTCTGGCGAGGAAGATGCGCTACGTCTGCAATCTGACTGTCTGCAATACGGTCAGCCTTCTTGTTCCAGCCATAAGTAAGGCGAATAACAGCCAAAGCTACGCGGCGCTCACGGTCAGTCAGGGGCGCTTGGATAAGAGCCTCAAACAGCTCGTTGGCGATTCTGGTATATCCATCCTCCACTTGTGGCCCCCTGGATTTAGAAGCGCCCTCCTGGGGCTGCTCCTGCGGTTTGTGGCCGGGTAGGTAAGCGAGGTTGCTCATGCAGCCACCTCGTTACGCTGACCATTCCAAAGGCTGGCAAGCCAGTTAATCCCCTTGGGCGTGAATTCAGCGGTGTAGCCGCGTGGATCCTTAACGTCTACGACATGACGCAAATCTGCGTCATCTTCCATTTCGTCAATCATGGAGCGAATATCGCGAATAACATCGCCATGACGCTTTCCCGTTAGCTCCGCTATTTCGCGGCTGGTCATCGTCGGCTTGTGGTTTTCAGTAAGATGGTTCATTATTCACCTATCACTTGGTTGAAGTTAAAAGCCCGCTCGCTCCCCAGCGTTAAGCGGGCTTTTTGCGTTTAGGCTGTCGCCTTTTCCATGAAAATGTCAGGCCGAATCTCTGCGTATGAAATGCCTGTCAAATGAGATACTTGGCCTACTCGGTGGGCAGGGATTCGATCCCACTGCGAGATTGCCTGTGATGAAATGCCTAGCGCATCAGCAAGCGCCGATGTTCCGCCAGCGGCCTCTAACACCTTTGCCTTAATTTTCAAAAACCTCTTGCCGTTCATCTAGACACCTCCTAACCTAATGCTTACATAGTAAGACATACTTACTGCTTAAACAAGGGAAGGGTCATGGAAACTTACATTGCCGAATGTAAGCCTTATTATTGGAACTGTTGTGTTCGCTGGAAGCGAAGTGTAAGCACCTCATCTAACAAATAGCCGCCCTTTGAGGCGGTTTTTTTCGCCCGGAATAAATAATGTCAGTTTTTCTTACATCAATACTTGACCGTAAAGTAAGCATGGCTTACATTGTGGTCATGGATAGGGCGACAGCCCACTGGCCAGGAGGCCGCCGGATGCTGACCGAAGCAACAGCAAGGCTCTTTAACAATTTGCTCCCAGAGAAAGCCGTAGCGGCTTGTAGCTGTGACAGCCGGACATGGGTATCCAATGCCAGCCTAGTGGAGAGATAACGCTGGCCAGTAAGACCGACTTAATGCAATCAACTGAGGGCTTGCAAGTGGCTATTAAAACTCTTGAGGAGGCGCTTGGGCAGATGGGGGAGGCATTGCTTGATCCTGACTTGCTAGATCGAGCAAGGCGCGCCACCACTGACGGCAAAGTTCTCGAAATCACCGTGCTAGTCAGCCCTGGAAAGCAGGGGATGGCCGTAACAATGCACAGCCTTGAGGCAAGCGATCGAGCCAGCCATGGCAGGTTGATTCGATTGAAGTAACACCATTTTGCGAGCGTCCGCAACATGGTCGTGATCCGCTACGCAGTGCGGACAAATGCCTGCCGGTGGGCCGGAATACGCCGGCACAAACACGCAACTCCTTCGCCCGGTTCGCCGGGCTTTTTTACACCCGGAGGCGATATGCAGCCAATTACAAAACATCAGCAACGC